TTTAATTCTGTTAGTAAATCGGCTGCTTTGGCTTGTAAGTGCTGTGATTTTTTTGCACCACCCACTTTTTTATTATGGTTTTCAGTTCTATATGCCGATAAAATAGTAATTGGTAAATCTATGTAATCTCTTATTATTTGCAAGTTATTTGCTAATTCAATTACATTTTTTAAGAGTTCAGAAGGAACAGGAGTTCCATCTTTGCATTTAAACTCGTTTATATTAAAGTTTTTCGTAATTGTCGCCATAGAATTGTGCAAACATACGAAATTTTTATGACTTTTCCAAATTATTTTTTTAGAAAATAAAAAAAGTTAGCGAAATCTCACGACTTGACTAACTTCAATACTAATTTTGGAGTAAATTAGAAATTTATTTGTTCAGGTGTAAAAAGTGCTTCTTGGTTAATATGGTTTTGAAAACGCTTTTCTTGTGCTTCAAAATAATCTTTGTCTAATTCGTAACCAACAAAGTCAAACCCTAAATCGTAACAAGCAATTCTTGAACTTCCGCTTCCTAAATGAGTGTCGAGAATTTTGTCGCCTTGCTTTGCATAGTTTGTTAGTAACCATTTATAGAGTAAAACGGGCTTTTGTGTTGGGTGTATTCTATTTGTTTGATTGCTGTTAATTTTTATTAACCTTCCTGGACTATCGAAAGTTGTATATGCTAATTCAACTTGGCTCATTGACGGTATAAAAGTCATTTTTTCCCAGACTATAAATGCCCTATAAGAGTGTAGTTTGAAATAATTTGCACCCCAGATTATTTGATTTTTAGATACTCGACTAAGTTCATCAAAATATTCTTTATTTGGTATTTCATTATCCCAATCGTGATTATTCCATTTTTTAGATTGTGTATTTTTACCACCACCACCAGAGGTAGTTCTTTTACCTAAGCCATACGGCGGGTCGACTATTGCTAAATTAAACTCATTATCCTTCATTTCCTTCATTGCTTCTAAACAATCCATATTGTAAGCTATGTTCATTTTAATTTCCTTAAAAATAGCACCTTTCACTAATTAAATTTATTACTTTTCAAAATTACAAACTTTAAACGTTACTCAGTGCTTTTATTTGCTTTATATTTGCCTTATACAGCGTTTTTATTTGTTTTTTAATAATTTATATGCCTAACGTAGTTTTAACTCGTAGGGAGTGTTTATTTTTAAAGAACTTTTTACATTGCCAATATTGTCTTCAGTTACTTCAAACCAATCTCCCCACTCTTGACCAATTTTTACTTTATTGTAAGTAATATTTCTTTTAAACCTCATTAACTTACCTATATAGCTTTTTTGCATTTTCAGAATAATACTATCTTTTTCGATTATTTCTTTTTGCAATTTGAGTATTAAGCCCTCTTTTAATGCTAATTCTCTTTTTAAGTCTTTTTCATTCATTTATAAATTCCTTTATTTTTGTATATTTAATCATTAAATCGTAGTCATACCTAATATCTCTATATTTGCAAGCTGTGTGAACTGTAGCGTGTGTTTTGCCAAATAAACCACCTATCGCACTATAAGGAACACCAGCATCTCTTAAAGCCTTATACCACGCTTGACGGTGCGTTGAGTAATTACTCATTCTTGAATTTACAAATAATTCAAAGTTTAACTTTTCTTTTTCACAATATTGCAACATTTTATTATGGAGTGGTTTTAATTCAACTTTTTCAGCAGTTAAATAATTACTATAATTATGCTTTTTTCTATACTCTTCAGCAATATATGTATTTTCTTTCATTAACTCTTTTATTTTATTTGCATTTTCTATGAATTTTTTATTTTCAATATCCTGGTATTCATTTAGCTTTTCTAAATTAGCATTAACTGTTACCATATATCTATATTTTAAATAAACTTTTTTTTGGCTCATCTCAAATAATCTCCTAAATATTTGAATTTAGTTTTAATGTTTTTTGCATTTTCTATTACTTCTTCAACCGAGTAAATAGCTTTGCTTTGATTATATTTTCTTTGAGTTTCAGCTCTTTTTTCTTTGTTGTTTAGTCTATATTCTTTGTTTTTCATAAGTATTTTTTCTTTATTTATTTTATAAAACTCTCTTCTACGTTCTAATATTCGTTCTCTATTTTGCAAATAGTAAATTTTATTTTCTTCTTGTTTTGTCATTCAAGCTCCTTTGTGCATATTTTGCACATTGCTTTCATTAATATCAACTGCTAAACCTTGACCTATTAAGTCTTGATAGTCTATGTGGATTGAGTTAAGATATTCGATTATAGCAATACTTAAAACATCATAGTTTTGTTTTATATAATCGATTATTTCTAACTCACTATATGCACCCAAATCTAATTCGTCATTAATATATTGAGCTTCTTTTTTTGTCAAGCTATCTAATGGTCTAAGTTTGAGTTTGATGTCGCCTTTATTAATAGCTTTGCATACATTGCTTATTCTTAGGTTATCCATTAATTCATCTAAATTAATCACTTTATCGTGATATAATATGTTTCCCGAACACCATAAAGGCACTTCACACCCTAAATACCCTTTTATTTTATGTATTATTTCATTCATTTTCTTATCCTTATAAATTCTTCATAATTTAATGCTTTTAAGCCGTTTTCTTCAGCTGTTAGTTTGTGGTCTATGTAGTCGTAAAAAATACCTTTTTCAATGTTATGCTCTAAATCTGCAACTATTTCAACTATATCAACTTCAACTCCGTTTTTATGCAGTCTTATTTTAGATTCCTTTGTAAGTTCTATTTGGTCTTGTTCAACGTCGTGTTTATACCTAAATTCATTTATTAGTCTGTATAATTGCTTTTCAAACATTTTTTGAGTATATGTAGAAGGGCTTTTAACCCTTCTTTCATACGCTTTGTAAAATAGTTTGACGTGCTTATTCATTTATCCTCCAAACCATCAAAATGCATTTCTTTTAAACTATCTTCTTTATTTTGTAGGTATTCGTAATAGTCATCTTCATAGTCTTCTTCTAATTCCACACAATAAGCATTAATTTCATCTCTATAATTTGTAATGTTTAAACCTAATATTTGAAATTCATAGTCTTTTGTTTTGTAACCTGTAATTAATACATCTATATTCAAAGTTTCACCTTTCCCGAACCAAACGTCAAATTCATATTCATATTTTAAATTATTGAATATTTTGTCGAATTGGTATTCAGCATATTCTGTTATTGTTTTTGCTTCTTGTATTTTCATAATTTACTCCATTATAATATTGTTTTTTAACAAATAGTTAATTGTTGATTTTTCAGTTATTGCTAAAAATACTTTGTAATTTTTCCAAGCTAACATAGATAACTCATCAGGCGTTATTTTATGTGAATATAAGTCAAAATACTTTAAAACATCAAAAATAAACTCATTTTCATTTATTATTTTGTATTCCATAAAACTATTTTCACCCATATAGCTCCTCATCAATAATTTTTTGTAGTATTTTTATATCTTGTTTGCCTTTGATAACTTTTTCAATTTCAAAGAAAAACTTTAATTGTTCATTTGTGAATTGGCTATAATTATCATTTAAAGGGTCTATAATTAATAATTCTATTATGTCAAGTCTGCACTCAAGCATTTTATTTTTATGCTTCAATTTTTCATTTTCTTTTACGTATTTTAACAATATACTATCATTTTCCATTCTATTTACTCCTTAATAATAATTATTGTATATTTCTTGTAAAGCGTCATTAATCATATTCGCATTTCTTATAATGTAATCTGTGTAATTCGTTTTATAAAGATTAGTTTTAAATTCTCTTTGATTACCAACTCCATCTAAATACTTTATTTCAACTCTATATTCATTTATAGGTGGGTGTTTAGAACCAACCCAACATACCGAAGTTATTCTTATACCCAAAAATATCTTCCAATAATCTATAACTGCATTGTAATATTCTCTTTCATTGTATATTTGCATTATTATTTACTCCTTTTTTGTTTAAAATTAACAATTTCAAATTTTAAGGTTTCTAAGGCAAATACAATTAGTGACAATTCTCTCTCGTTAGCAATGCTATATTGTTTTTTGTCCCTTATTGACCTATATTCATAAATATTATTATCTATTATTTTTAATATTTCTTCTCTTTTCATAATTAACCTTTTAAATTTAATTTTTCTTTTAATTTCATTAACTCAACTTTTAATAATTGCACTTCAAAATCTCTTCTAACAGTATTTTCAGATAAAAATTTAATATATTTTCGTATTATGCCTTTTTCTTCTATAGAAAGTGTGTCTTGATTATATATATAAATTGCATCAGACCAAGCTAAATCCCAATTATCCGACCTTATAGAAATAATAATATTTTCTATTGGTTTATATGTAAAAGGGTAATATGAAAATAATTCTAATAGAAGTAATCTTTCAGCTAATGTAAATATATTTTTAAAACTTTTTAAAATCCCCGCCTTGTTAATTATAGCGGGGTTTGTTATATATTGGTATGCTAATTCTCTATTCATTAAACTATTTCCATCATAACTTTTAAAAACTGCTCTTTATTGTTGTAATATTCTTGAGTTCTTTTAATACTATTTCTATCGAAATTTATTAAAGTGTCTCCTTCTTGGTTCATAGCAGTTAATAAATCTTTTGCTATTCTTTGCATTTCTTTAATATCACCACCAAAATAAGTATTTATAAATTCGTTTGGTGTTTCGTTGCTTAAGTTAGCATTTGCAAAGTTTTTTAATAATTCTTTCATAATTTACTCCATTTGTTTTTTAAATACATTCAAAATTAAAATATTAATTTGTTATTTCCAAATTATTTTTTATTTTTTTTAAAATAATTTCTTTAATTCTTTTAAAAAGCTTATTTTATCTTTGTTTATTTTCATTTGTGTTATTTTGTAGCTGTCTTTGTCAAAGTCTTCTAACTCTTTTTCTAATAGTCTCAAATCGTCTTCTTCCCAAAAGTTCATTAATAATTTAGCACCTTCTTTTCCATATAAACCTAAAACATCTTTGTAAGCAACTATATTTCTTTTTTGCATACTTATTATGCTTATATGTTCAAATATTACATCAGTCATTTTAAAACATTCCTTGTTGGTTAATATGGTTTTGGAAACGTTTTTCTTGAGCTTCGAAATAGTCCTTATCCAATTCATAACCTACAAAGTCAAACCCTAAATCATAGCAAGCAATTCTACTACTTCCGCTTCCTAAATGAGTGTCGAGAATTTTGTCGCCTTGCTTTGCATAGTTTGTTAGTAACCATTTATAGAGTGAAACGGGCTTTTGGGTTGGGTGGATTTTATTATTTTTTGGGTTGCAATACTTAAATATTTTTACTAATTTATCAAACGAAGTCCAAGCTAATTCTGCCATTGCTAAACTGAAATTATCAGAAATTAATTTATCCCAAATTAAATAACATCTTGTTGGTGGTAAATTATAATAGTTCCCACCCCATATTATTTGATTTTTTGAAACCCTAAACAATTCATTAAAATATTCTTGGCTTGGTGGTTTATTATCCCAACCTTTATCAACAATTTCATTAAAATTCATTTTGCCTGTTTTACCACCTTTAAATTTTTCGCCGATATTGTATGGCGGGTCGACTATTGCTAACTCAAACTCATTGTCTTTCATTCCTTTCATTGCTTCTAAACAGTCCATATTGTAAACTGTATTCATTTTATTTTCCTTAATATTAGTCATAAAACTTTAATCTCCTTTTATCAAAATTAATATGTATTTCACCTGTAGCACCTTGTTTGTTTTTTTCTATTAGTAATTTATAATTATCCATATCGAATTGGTCGACTTCATTATGTATTAATATAATTTTGTCGCCTGCTTCTTCAATACGACCTGAACCTTTTAAATTATGTTTATATGGTCTTTTGTCTTTGCTTTCTTCTGTAACTCTGTTAATTTGGCTTAATATAACAATCGGCTTATTTATTCTTTTTGCTAATTGCTTAAATTCAGTCATTGCTTCTTCTATAGTTTCCCTTTGACTAGTTTTAACTCTTAAGTCTTGTATATAGTCAATATAAAATACATCAGCATCCGAAAGCTCTATATCTGAAATTATTAAATCTAAATCCGAAAGCTCTGGTATTATATCTAAATTACCTTTGTCAAACTCTACTAAAAATTGGTTTATTTCTCCGAGTTGGTGGTCTGTTATTTCACCTTTCATAATTTCATTTGTCGATATACCTTTTGAAATACCAATTAATGAATTTAATAGAGCATTTGCACCCATTTCAATCGAATAAAAGCGGGTCTTTATTCCATATAAGAAACTTTGATTATATGCTATTGTCAAAGCGAGTGAAGTTTTCCCAACCGTAGGTCTGGCACCTATTATTATAATTTCACTTTTAACAAAACCATATATTAAATCGTCAAGTCTTTTTAGACCTGTTGGTATAAATTTAATTGAGCCGTTTCTTATACCTTCAACCAATTTAATATATTCCATTGACGCCTCTGTTTTATTAAAGTCGCTTTGAACGTTTGTTAATTCTCTACTTTTCTTTATAATGAAAGAACCAATATCAGATAGTTTATTTTTTTCATTGTTTAGTTGGTATTTTGCTTCTTCAACCATTCTTAAAAGCTCTTTACGTTTATATTTTTCCAAATAGAGTAAACAAGCACCTTTTACATTAGTAACTGGTTTAGTAAGCTCTGATAATCTCGGGTCGTTGTTTAATTCGGTTTTTATGGTTCTAATATCAATATCATTTTCTAATAGCAATTTATAAACATTATAATCAAATCCTGAAGTCATTTCTAAATGAATTATTGACTTAATTATATTTATGTTTTTTCGTTCTATTAGAGTAGAACCTAATATATTTATAAAGTTCATAGTATTTCGCAGTCTATTATTAATTCTTTACCTTGATTAGCTTGAAATTGTCTAACTAAATCAATTCTTTCTTTTTTCCTATCAGCTCTTGGTAATTCACTTAAATAAACAAAATTATTTTGTTCTATTGGTTTTGGCTGTTCTTTTATTTCAATACTTTCATATTTCTTTTGGTATAGGAAAGTTTTTAAGCCCGGAATATATTGTTTTTCTTGTTTATGTAACATTTCACCAATAGAGTATAAGTTATTATGCAAAAATAAAACAATTTCGTTTAATTTCTTATTACTTTTACTTATTTGTTTTAAATATTCAAACTCAGTTTTTAAACTTCTTATTCTACTTGCTTCACAATATTTTTTGTAAAGTAAATAAAATTTTTCAAACTTTTCCATTAATATATTATTTTCATTATTTTCATTATATTCATTATTATCATTATTGTTTAGTGTTAAGACGATGTTATCATCGTGTTGATGAGATGTTATTATCGTGTTATCATCGTGTTGGTCAGCGTGTTGTTTAGCTGTTTTTTTGTTTTGATAAGTATCGTAATTGCAAATAGTTATATGAGTAAATTTGCGTGTTACTTTGCGTGTTATACATTGCGACTTTTCCAAGTTACTTAGGCAAGTTCTTAATTGCATTTTACTTATTCTTAAATCACGTGAAAAATTATCAAGTGAAGTGATAAAAGAACCTCTTTCAACGGTATGCCCTTGCCATTTATTAGTTTTATGATTTGCTTTTAATAAACAAGTTATAAACACTTTTAGCATAATAGGGTTTTCATACCATTCCCAATTTACCAAACTTCTATGTAAATAAATAAAGCCTTCCATAAAAAGCCCCTTTAAATAAAAAACCCCTTGAAAGCTCCAAAGGTCACCACAACCTTGAGTAAATACTCACTTTCAAAGGGTCTTATGTAAATTTTATTTTTCATTGGTGGTTCTTGGAATACTTTATTAACGTCTTAATTAAAATATTATTGTAAATATTCTAAATAATTTATTGTTTTGAACTCATTTCTTTCAATAAATCTTTCAAATTTATTTACGTTTTCACCTGAATAAATACTTATTAACGCTTTGTATTCAGCTCCAAACTTAACTAATTGACTAATTACTTTATATTTATTAGCATTGTGTGTAATGTTAAATTCTTTGAAGTCTATTCTAATCATTTTTTTCCTTTATTTTATTTATATCTGCTTGTATTATTTTAAATATGTGTTCTTCAATAGCTTTGGCATCTTTATATTCAAAAAGCCCGTCTTTACTAAATAAATAATTTACAGAATTAAATACATAATTTAATTCAATTTTCATATATATTATGCCAATACTAACGTCATATGAGTATATAGTGTTTATAGTTTTCATTTGGCAATTTTCTTTTTTTAAAAACTCATTTAATTTGTTTTCAAACATATTTAAACTCATTTTCGGCCCCAAATTCTACTAATTAACCATTTTATATATGAAGTTGTTAAATCTAATACTATATACAACACTATAAAAGCAAATACAAAAGTAAAAAGTATTTTATTCAAGCTCCACGTTGTTATTATTTCTATAAATTCATTCATTTTGCACCTGTATAATTATAATATTCTTCTAAACATTTCATTAAATCGTATTCTAACACGCCTTTTGGGTTATCTGTGTAATAATGTATATTATGCAAAAAAAGCGGGTAGAAGAACCTGTTATTAACTTTGTAACCTCTGGTTAATTGTCTAACTCGTTCGTAACTAATACCTAATTTTTCAGCAAGTTGTTTGTTATTTACTTTCATTCTAACCTCTTAAAATGGCGTTTCTTCGGCATCAAAACTATCTTTTAATTGCTGACCTATTGGGTTGTAGTTTTTATCCCTTTCGATTTTTTCTTTTATAAAGTCATTTTCTTTATGCTGTATTGTAGAAGTGAAATATTTATCTCCATCTTTTTCATTTAACCATATTGAAATACTTAATTTATCTTTAATTGAAGCGGTGTAATCTGGTCTTTTTTCATTACCTTGCTTATCGTTTTTAAATAAACGACCTATATATTCTTTCGAAAAAAATGTTAATACATATTCATCTTTTTGCTTTTTTATAACTATCGCCTGTTGTTCTTTGGTTTCTTTATCGTAACCAATATATGCAGTATTTGCTTTGTTTAAATACATTTATTCACCTATAAAAAATTGTTGTAAAATATCTTTGTTTAATGCTAAAAAATCTAAAATTCTTGTTTTTTCATTGTCTAACTTCGGCATCCTGTATAAGAATAAGTCATTTCTTTTTGCTTTTTTCGTTACAAATATTAAACTTGACTTATCTACATTTGCAAGTAATTCATAAAAAGCTAATTGAATATTATAATTATACATTTCAACTTGCTGTTTAATATTATGAATGTCCGAAGTCGTTTTTAAGTCCATTACACTATGAGAACCTAATATATCTATTTTACCCTTGCATTTTACGCCTTCTAATGCCGTGTAAAGCTCTATTTCTCTTTTTCCTGGTATAACATCAATAAATGGCTTTAAGTCGCTGTAACGTTTAATTAAGTCGTTTTCAATACCTTCTAATAAATACTCGTGGACCTTAGTTCCATATTCAAACGCTTTGCTTGCTGGCTTTTCTTCATTCCATTTTTCTTCAAGAAAATCTAAACTTATTTCTTCATCAATAATTTGCTTAAGAAAAGAAGCGTTTAAATATCTCTTTTGTCTATAATTCATTTTAATAACCTTAATAATTCTTGAACGTCATTTTTGTTTAAATCAGCACTTGAAACTTTACCAACGTTAGATTTTATAAAATTCAATTTATCAGCTCTTTCAGTTAATCCAAAATTCTCAAATGCAGTGTTTAATTTGTCTAATTCTGTTTTAGTTGGTTTAGCTGTTTTGTCTAAGTCGTTTTGGTCTGGATCGTCTTTATCGTCTGTAATACTAAATATCATTTGTAAGCCGTAACGTTCAGCATAAGTCATCGTAGAGCCGTAAGCTTGTATTCTATTTCCTTGAGCCGTGTCAAGTGGAAAAGAGTAAGTAAAACTTATACTATTGTCATTTTTAGTAAAAGTATGAATACCTTTAAAAACGTCGTTACCTATATATTCATTCTGAAAAGAATAAAATATTTCTTTTTCTTGTAATTTAGGTATTAAAGCATTAAGCAAATCACTTAATTTAAAGTATTTATACTTTTGGAACTTATTCTCTCCATTCTTAACTACTCTTAAACTTGCCTTAATTTCGTTAAGGTCTTTGTATATTTCTGTTTGGTTTATCATAAAATCCCCTTAAATTTTAATAATGTTAATAAATAAATAGTAGCAACGCCTGTTATTATTGCAATTACAATAATAGCTGAGCCGATTAATATTTCTTTTTTCATTTTAAATCCTTAAATTGTTGTATAAACTGCTCGTAAGTGTCAATAGTAATTTGCATTAATTCGCATAAGTGAGTAGTTTTAATATATTCATATTTAGAAACTATACTAACTAATGCATCCACTGTTCTAACAAGTCCGTAATATTGAACTGAACCAATAAAAACATTGCTTTCAATTTCAATGTTTAATTTACTATAAACATTTACTAAATGTTTTAATGCTGTTATTGTGTTTTCAGCATCTTCTACTAATTTTCCTAAACTCATTTTATTACTCCAAAAATTTTATAAATAATTTGTTTTTGTCTTAATTACAAACGCAATTTAAAAAATTAATTTGTAATTTCCAAATTATAATTAAAAAAAATATTAATAACGCTTGTAAGTCTTTTAAAATATAGAAAAAATTTTTATTTAGTTTACATAATATCACAAAGTAAACCATAATTTTAACTTTTTTTGTAACAAAGTCAGGGTTAAATATTATCTAATATTATCTTTATTTCGTGTGGGCTTTTATTTAAAGTTGCTTTGAAGTAATTTATTAATAAGTCGCTTTGAAATTTGTCAAATTTATTTATTTTGCAATATTCTTTTATTTTATTAGTTGAGATTCTACTCAAAAATGGTTTGTAGTCTGCAGTCAATTCTTTATCATATTCTAATAAAGCACGTTTTAAGTAAAACTTAATTCTTGTTAAATTACCTTCTTTATCAGCATCAGCTCTATCTATAGTATAGAATCTCGAAACGTATTTAACTAAATTTCCAGAAATATAGTCAAGTCTGTTATTTTGGATAAATTCAATAGGTTCGTATTTTAACTTTTTATAATGTCTATCTATCATTTATCACCTCTTCTAAACCTAAATACTAATTCATTCTTAAGCATTGCTAACTCTAAATAGTGAGGCAAAATTTCATTGAAATTACCAGAGTTTAAAAACATTTTAAATATCTCTAATTCTTTTTTCTGTATTTTCTCAAATAATTCTAACATAAACGACCTAATCTTGTAATTTGAGTTTCTGTAATACCTATATGTTTATT